TTCTTCCTGCTTGCGTGGTTCACGTTCAATACGGTGGCATGGTTTGCTCACTGGGACGTTTACCCGTTCGTGTTGGCCAACTTGTTCATGTCCGCAGAGGCGGCGTTTACTGGGCCTATCATCTTGATGAGCAGCAACCGCGCGGCAGCCCAAGACCGTCGTACATTCGAACTCGACTTGAAGAACGACACCGAGACCAACAACCTGGTCAGGTCAATCGCCAAGAAACTAGGGATAGAAGATGACTAACGTGTCCGAGGTGTACGACCTTCTGAGCGTCGCCCAGGGCGAGGTGAACTATCACGAAGGCCACAACGCCTCCGGATGGGACAACATCCAAAAGTACTCTGAACAGGTTCCCAGTCTGAAGTGGTCAGATGGTCAGGCGTGGTGTTGCACCTTCGTTTCTTGGTGTGCGATGAAGTCGGACAACGCGGCCCTCTTCCCCTGCACGGCTTCTTGCGCTGTTGCTGTTGAGTGGTTCAAGCATGAGAATCGGTTCAGCGACTATCCCGCCATCGGCGCCCAGGTCTTCTATGGAGTGCATGGCGATGCCCACACCGGCATCGTCAAGGACTACGATGATACCTACATCTATACGGTAGAGGGTAACACCAACACTAACGGCTCGGCCGAAGGCGATGGTGTCTATCTGAAGACTCGCGTCCGCAAGGACGCCTACGTGTACGGCTACGGCTACCCGAAGTACAAGGATGGCATCCACTCCGCTGATCCCAAGTACGCAGTGGAGAAGCCGACCGCCAAGCCGCCGGTCCCTCCCACGCCCGTCCCTGCCAAGCCGACTCCTGTGTACGCGCCCTTTCCGGGCGCGTCCTTCTTCAGGCTGGGCAAGAAGGGTGATCTAGTTACTGCCATGGGCAAGCGCCTGGTGGCTGAAGGCTACAAGGGCTATAAGGTCGGCCCCGGTCCCGAGTTCTCCCGGGCGGACCTGAAGGCGTATGCCTGGTACCAGCGGAAGCTGGGTTACTCTGGCGGCGCCGCTGATGGCTATCCGGGTCCCGCCTCTTGGGCTAGTCTCAAGGTGCCCAAGAGTTGAGGAGGTGAGTCATGGCTTTGGATATCGAAAAACTCGCAGCGAGAGTCGAATCACTACGCCGTGCCTCCGCAGAACGAGACGAGCGCATGCACAACGTGCACGACGTTCGCTCTGGTGAGATCGAGACCGTCATGCCGGGCGTCATGCCCGATGCGTGGCCTCGACCCATTGTTGCCAACCTGGTGGATACCTCGGCCCGTGACATAGCAGAGGTCATGGGTGTGATGCCGTCGATCAACTGTGCATCCGGCATCATCACCACGGACAAGTCCAAGAAGTTCTCTGGCAAGCGCACCAAGATTGCCAACCACTACGTACTAGAGTCCAAGCTTGCGAACGGGTCTCAGGTCCAGTTCTGCGACTACTACAATACGTACGGTATGGCGATCTATGTTGTTGAACCAGATTTCGAAGACAAGCATCCTCGGATCCGTGTTGAGGATCCGATGGGCGTGTACCCGGAGGTTGACCTTCAGGGCCGTGTGCGCTCTTACACCAAGGTGTGGCGAGAGAAGGCGATCACCCTCGCGTACAAGTTCCCTCACCTGATCCGCTTCCTCCAGTCGAACGAGACCGGCGGGGGCGCCGGTCAGGATATGGGATGGCAAGAGCGAGAGATCGAAGTCGTGAAGTACTGCGACCCCGATCAGATCACGATGTACCTTCCCGCTCATGGCAACGTCGTTGTGGACAGCATGCCCAATCCCTTGGGCAAGGTCTACGTCGCTATCGCCAAGCGTCCCGGCTTCGATGGCGACACCCGAGGCGCCTTCGATGACGCCATCTGGGTTCAGCTTGCCAAGGCTCGCATGGCACTTCTAGCGCTAGAGGCAACAGAGAAGTCTGTTCGCGCTCCGCTCGTCGTGCCTCGTGATGTGCAGAAGATGACCTTCGGCGATGATGCAATCATCCGCACGGACAATCCGCAGGGTGTCCAGCGGGTTGGACTCGACGTTCCTCAGTACGCCTTCCAAGAGGGAAGCATGCTGGACAACGAGGCTCGGACTGCCATGCGTAGTCCGGAGGCTCGCTCTGGAAACATCGATGCCTCCGTCATTACCGGTCGTGGTGTGCAGGCCCTCATGGGTGGATTCAACACTGTCATCTCTACCGGACAGAATGTTATAGCGGACGCCCTTAGGCGTGCGCTATACCTCTGCCTAGAGATGGATGAGAAGCTTTGGCCCGACCTTAAGAAGACGATCCGTGGAGTCGCGCAGGGTACTCCCTTCGAGGAGACCTACATCCCGTCCAAGGACATCAACGGTAACTACACGGTCGATGTCACCTACGGTTTCGCGGCTGGTCAAGACCCGGCGCGTGCAATCGTTGCACTTCTTCAGCTTCGTGGTGATCAGCTTGTATCACGCGACTTCGTCCAGCGGCAGTTGCCCATGGATCTTGACGTGGTACAGCTTCAGGTCCAGATCGATAATGAGCAGTTCACCGACGCCCTGAAGCAGGGCATCCAGCAGTACATGGCTTCCATTCTCGTCATGGCCCAACAGGGCCAGGACCCTACCGATGCATTGACGAAGATGGGCAAGCTCATCGAGCTGAGGGGAAAGGGTTCCGCTGTACACGACGCTGTACTTCAGGTCTTCAAGCCCCCGCCCCAGGCTCAGCAGTCACCGCAGGATGCAGCCATGGCGGCCCTACAGGGGGCCTCTAGTGGCTCGACACCAGCTCCCGGTACTCCTGGTCAAGGTGGACCTCCCAGCCCCGCACAGGCGCAGCCTGGGGCCATGGACATGCAGAGGCTCCTGGCGGGTCTCTCCAGTAACGGCAATGCTACAGCCAGCGTACAGACGAGACGACAAGGACCTATTGCATGAGCTGCGAAGACCACCACCTAGGCATGAACTACGTACAGGTGAAGCCAGGGAAAGAACCTGAAATGAAGTCCTGGTGCTTCACCTGTCGCAAGTACCCTGTCCTACGGCAGGTCGCGCTTGGCGCGGAATCAGAGCCGCCTGTTAAGGCAGCGGCTAAGCGAACCCCAAGGAGTACCAATGGCGTTCGAAGCAGTTGATGCTAGCGGCGGCGATACCTGCTTTCCGCAGCACCCGAGGGCTGGAGAGTGGGAGACCCTGAAGGGCCGCATGCTCCCGCCCGTGATCGAGGCTCCGCTGGAGTCCGTCGCCGAAGGCGACAGTCGTCACATCGACAATCCCGCTACGGTGGACTGGAGTGCGAGTGTCATCGTGGACACCCCGCTCACCCCCGGTGGCGGAGCGATGGCCAAGTAAGCAATGTGAGGCGGGGCCTTTGGGCCCCGCTGATCAACTGAACCAGGAGAAGAAGTGGCAGAAGTAAGCGGACCTGGCAAGTTTAGCCAGCGCACGGACAAGGCGGTGAGCGCCGCCAACAACACCCTGCCGAATGCTGGCTACGGAGAGAACGCGGACTACCAAGCCCAGAAGTCCGGCGCCCCGATGGCCACTCAGCCTGGAGGTGGGAACGTTGATCTTTCTTCGATTCTTGGTAACGCAGCTCAGAATGTTGTACCCATCGGATCCCCGACTCAACAGCCTGATGTGCCCGTCACGGATGGAGCCGCAGCGGGCGCTGGTCGTGGTGTTGAAGCTCTCGGACTCCCCAACCAAAGTCTCCAGGACCTACAGTCTCTTCAGCCGTACTTGCCCGTTCTAGAGTTCATGGCCAACCAGCCCGGAGCTTCATGGGCTATGCGAAACGTGGTTCGGCAGGTGAAGGCGAATGGATAACACGACAGTCGATTCGCACAACGATCCCTGGAATCGCACGCCAGAGTACACCTATCCCGGCCAGTGGTTCGATGACATGGGTGCGTTGGCGTTGACCTTCGGCGATTCACCCATCCTGGGTATCGACCTGGCGAGAGCGCAGATGTCGCGTGCGCAAACGAATGACCTAGCAGTGAACTTGAACAAAGCTGACGTAACCCCCTACGATCAGCCGGGTCTGTCAAACTCGGGAGCCTAGTATGCCGAACGTCGTCACGCCACGGGACCTACAGACGCT